CCTAGGAAGCGGATCATCGTATGCACTCGGAGCCCTACACGCCCTCAAAGGCAACAAGAACATCGACACCCCCCAGCAAGCCAAGACCATCAGCACCAAAGCACTCACCATCGCCTCACGCCTAGACCCATACACAGGCACACCCATACAGACACACACCCAAACACACACAGCACACACCACAACACGACACACCAAAGGACACACAACCCGACACGCCCGAAACGACAAGAGATGACCACCGAACAAGATAAGCAAGCATGGACACACCAAGCAGCCTGCAAAGGCAACACCAAAGCAATGTTCCCCGCACACCACAAAGACACCCAATACATCAACGCCGCCAGACGGATCTGCGATGAATGCACGGTCAGACGGGAATGCTTGAATTACGCGTTGGAGTTCCCTGCGGCTGATATGCACGGGGTGTGGGCGGGTTTGACTCCGCGCCAGTTGTCTGCTGAGCAGCGGAGGAGGGGGATACGTCCGTCTCGTCCGACTATTAGTCAGATGTGGGCGGAGCTTGCTGGGCGCGGACCGTCTCGGTCTGGGTCGGGGTTGCCGATTGTGGAGATTGACGATGACTTCGCTTAGCAGAGGGGTGTGTCAGAGTTGTTAGGCAACTCGCTCTAGCACAGGGGTGTGTCAGGGTTGGCGTACGTTGCAGGTGGTGCAGTAGTTCATGCCGGCGATGGTGGTGGTGCCTTTGGTTTCGGTGCATGGCCAGGTTCGTCCGCATGGGGCGATGATGGGTCGGCCTTCTGTGATGTTGCGGATGATGTCGACGACTGTGATGCGTGGCGTATCGTGTGGCATCGTGTCGTGTGGTGTGGTGTGTTGTATCGCATCGTGTGGTGTGGCATGGTGTGTGGCTTCGTGTAACGTGCGCGCACACCAGGCATTGATGCTGATCCCCTCATCTGTAGCAGCCCGTGCTACAGCGTCCCGTGTTTCCCTGGGGAGACGGACATACAAGACAGACTCACCTTTCGGTCCGCGAGGCATCCCTGTTCACCAGCGTCTCTAGATACTCACCGATCGTTAAACCGTAGGAGGTAGCCATGTCAGCAAGAAGGTTCTTCGTGCGTCCCGTCATGCGTACCGTGAGCTTCGCTTCGTCGGTGTCGGCCCGTGCTCGTTTGACGGGCCGTCCTTGCCTGCCGTCAGCCATCAGAGGCGCGCACCGCAGTCGTTGCAGATCTGCGCCCAGGGGTAGACACGGCGTGACTGATGATGACAGTCGAGGATTGCTGATGTGGCGTCATCGGTAGCGACCCGTATGAACTCAGACATCGAGACCCGGTTGCGTTCAGCGGCTTCTTTCCAGCGTTCACGTGTGGCCGCTGGGACGCGCACGATGACCTGGACGACAGCTTCGTCTCCGTCTTTGACTTTGGGTGGCGTGACTGTCAGGTCTAAGCCGGCGAGGGCCTGTTCCATGGCTGCTTCAACCTGGCCTGTTTCTGGGGTTTGGTTATTGCTCATCGATGATCTCCATCTCGTAGACCGGCAACGCCGGCGGATCTTCTTGTCCGATTTGTTCAATGTCTATCCCCAGGAGCTCTGATGCAGCTCCCGCTGGAAGCACTCCGGATCGACCCATCAGCTCGATGAGCATACGTGCTTCGGTCTCTGGGTCGAAAGCATCAGCTGCTGAGGCTGTGATTGCGCCGGCGAGAACAGCGCGTTGCGGATTGCTACCCGCACCGTCGACCGTGAGGGCCACGTTGACCTGTTCCATGCCGAGCAGGCGTGACCGGCGGTCCATGATGGCAAGAACCTGCTGCACCGCCTTCATGTCTGGCTCAACAACATGCTCATCACCGTCCGGGCCAGCGACCTTGCGATGCTGGGTGAGCGGCCAGAGCGATTGCTGGAGCGCGTCGAGCCGCTCGAGTTCCATACGAAGCACTTCCGGGTACGCCATGAGCGCTTCCCGGTTGAGCTTCTGAAGATTTCTGGTGACAGCATTGTGGACGGCCCCGACTGAGATCCCGAACCGTTTGGCGATCTCGTGCGTTGTGACGCCGGCACGTCGTGCCTGGAAGATTCGGGCGTCGCGCTCAGCGAGAAACTCCCGTGTCAGTCCTTTGTCTTTCTCGGCCACGCCGTGACTCCCCGTCTGCTTGCGTCTAGTTGACTACCTCAAATGGTAGCAGTCGACCGCGTCGGAGGCGCGCCGGCCATTCACGCAGGTCTCGCGGTCCGCGCCACTGCTTAACTTCGTACTCAGGCGTTGGAGCTGTCGGATCTGGTGACAACGCGTAGCCGAACTCAGGCCAGCGCATCCATACCGCTGATCCCATCGGCCGTAGATCGCGTCCCGATAATGCGTTACCGAGCGGCGCGTGATGCTCAAGCCATAGAGCAGTCCCGTATGTCTCTCTGATCCTGTCAAGATACATAGCGACTTCAATCGTTACCGATTCAGCGGACCGTGAGCCTGGATCAACGAACATCTTGTAGATCGGCCCCATCACCAGTAGCTGGGGTCGTGCTTGTTCGATGATTGCTTCGAGCCGGTCTCGATCTCGAGGGTTTAATACGTTGATGCCGTCGGGTTTAATCCAAAGGTTTGCGTCGGTTGTCGGCCTGTCAGGCCATTGAGCCTTGACGTTGTCAACAATCTTGCGCGCCGTACGACGAATGATTCGTTCTGGGTTCTCCAGGTCAACAAACAATGTTCGTACTGGATCCATGCGCGCCATCGTGAACGGATGCGTACCAGCAGCGCAGCATATTGCGACCTGTCTGGCAAGCATTGTCTTACCGACACCTTCAGCAGCGACGATCATTACGCGTTCGTTCTGTTCAAGAACGCCTGGGATGAGCCACTTGTATTCCTCATCGGCCTCAGATACCAGGTCGTTCCATGTGGTGTATCGACCGGGAAGCTCCCGTGACCCCTGGGGTTCTGCTCCGTCAAGGAGCCGGCGTGCTTTGGAGAGTCGCGTTGTAAGCGTCTCTCTGGTGTCAGCCAAGAGATCGGCTATGACGTTGGCTACCGAAGCTCCTGGGTCATCCATGACCTCCTGGAGGGCGTCTGAGGTCAACATAGACAGATCTAACCCAGACTCAATCATCTCGGTTACATCTTTGGAACCGTCAGGTGGTCGAACCAGCTTTACTCGCGCACCAGCTTCTTCGAGCTGTTCCTTTACGTACCGTGAGTGAACCTCGCCGGCGATGTCGTTGTCCGAAACAATACGCACCTTCGCATTGGCGAGCCAGGCTGTGTGCTCAGCGCGCCATTTATTACCCGACCCGTTGTCGGCACCCATCGGGTTGCACGTCGCTGCATATCCAAGGCCGGCGAGAGTGTCAGCATCTTTCTCGCCTTCAACGACCCAGATCGGTTCACCGACCGCAACAGCAGCCAACACTTCAGGCAGCCGATAAAGCGGGCGTGACTCCAGATCCGAAGTAGACCAAGACCATCCGCCTTTACCATCGGGTACGCGCTGACGAAACGTCTTACCTTTCTCAGTGCGATACCGAAGCACTTGCATGACAAGCTCACCGTCTTCATTGACGTAGTCATATGTCGTGTCAAGTTCCAACTTCTCTGGTTCCTTCTTCTGGATCGCTTCTTTAATGGGCCGTGGTTCTTTCTTCGCCGGCTTCGGACGATCAAGAACAGACTCTTTATCTTCCGGCCACAGATCGGACGGTTCAATACCGACCGCCGTGCAGATCTCATCAAGCGAACAAGGAATGCCGCGATGGCACGTTACGAGAACCTGCCCCTGGGATCCGACACCGACCGATAACGAAGGGTTGTTGTCGTCAGCGCGACAAGGACATTTAGCAGACCACTCTTCGCGCCCACCGTTCTTACGCACACCGTTGAGTTTGACCAGGAAGTCTTCTACTGGGTCACTCATTTAATATCTCCGAACGGTTCAGGGTTAGCAATCTCGAGCAGCGAATCTTCAAGCGACTGGCAAACACTTTCGTAAGCAGCCTTGAACGCTCGTTCATCTGGGCGTGACCTCCCGTCAAAGCCGCAAGCGCGCATCGCTTCAGCTGTTTGATCGCTGATGTCGTTCCATTGCGTACCGGTCTCGACAGCGCGTAGCCGTTCGAGCACGTCGTTCCAGGCTTGTTGCGCGCCAGCGAACTGGTCAACGAGAACTATTGCGCGCCGTACTTCACCAACACGTGGTGGCCAGCCGCCACGGACGACCCGTTTGTCAATCTCTTTAAGGACTTCAACGTATTCAAGGTCTTGTAAGTAGCGCCACCAGGTACGAACGACTGCGTGACGGTTGGTATCTGACGTCGGCCATGCCGCTTGAACGATGTCAACTATGCGAACTAGCTCTGCTCTTGTCACCAGGCTGTGTCCTCGCGGCGAAGTCCGTCGGCGAGTGCATCGTCGCTGCCTTCGTACGAGTCCCAGAGCGCGGCGAAGTCTTCAATATGCTTCGCGTCTCTGAGGATTAGTTCAATGTCGTCGTACTTACGATTCCGTGGGTTCTTACCTTGATGGAACTCGCTTACCGAACATCCCCGGATTGCCGCCTCAACCGTCTCAAGGTCGTAGGTTGCGATCGCACGTCGGATCAGTGACTCACGTTTATCGTCAAGCTTTGGTTGCCTCTGCGTGCCTACCGTAGCCGGTCGGTGAAGACTGCACCAGAGCTCAAACGCCTGGCGGACGTCTGCACTCTTTGGGCCGTCGGTATCAGTGTCTTTATCTTTAGTCATAGTGGTGTCCTTGTTGCGGCGCACGAGGCGTCG